AAGGACGGCAATCCTGGATCTTTTCTTAGAGTTTCTCACGGTTCTCCTAGAGGTTGATGTTCATAGGAGACGTCTTTGTATTTATCTCGTTCATGAATAGTGTTCCGGATAGATATTGAGCTCGAAAGATGGAAACAAGTTTCGTAGCAGCTACTCGGGCGACAGGATCGACCCCTGAATTCACAAACTGCTCGTCGAAATGCGTGGAAGTTGAGTAACAGATAAGTGAGCTTAACATTGATACTGCTAATTTCGTTCGGAGTGAACGGATTTGACGTAGCTACCTGCGTTTATAGTTAACGATCATAAGCAAGAAAGCCTGCCTTTCCTTTTTCTAGTACCTTGACATTCAGCTAGCTTTGTCAAGTGCGGCCCCATTGATACTTCCAAACTAGCACTTATTATTATTTTTAATGATGGAGAAAATTACTTTTTTATAGTAAACCTCGAATCAATCTTCCAATAGTTCCTAGAAGAACGAAATGACTATTGGACAAGGGAAACATTCTTTGTAGAATGTTTAGAGTGCTACTGTTTCGCAATATGTCGAACCTAACCTTTAAGCTTATCCAAAAACCCCGATTTATAGCTAAATGTCAGTTATGGATAAACTTCGATACCTCACTTCTCATTGGGGTGATTTTGATATTAAATCTTCAACTAATTTTTAGAATTGCCATTCTATTCACAAGAGAGACTAAACTTGTATAAAGTGCTACTTTAAAAGAATGTAAATCCATATAAGTAACCTTATGTCTCTAGCCTCTTCTCAAGGAGACCTTTAGATTATTAGTGTTTATAGACAGATATGCTAGATCCTTAAAGATGGCCCACAAAGTTGTGAATAAAAGAAATAGCTTGACATCAAGTTGTTAAAATTTTTGAAAAAACTATACTCCAACACTAAAACTGTTGTCCCTGCTATTGTTGAAGATATTCCAGAAGAAAATGAAAGTATGGAAGCTACTTAATTAGATAATGCATTTATTGATTTGTCTACCACTAACACCTAAATTCAGGAACCTTTCAACCTCCTTAATCATATTGATGATATTAATTATATCAATATCCCTGTGTAGGATTTCAACACTTTCCTCGATCGTATTGCCAATTAACCTTCTGATGCTGAAGAAACGAAAGAGAGAGTGGAATTATTCATCAATAATATTAAACCTGAAGTATCCCGTTTACCAGTAGAAAATCATAATTTCGTATAGATTCCCCCACTTTCATTTTCAAACTAGCTAGTTACAAGCCCATATAAAGGAACCAAGCTTAGTTGTAGTTTATAACATTAGGGCCTACTTTTCTGTAATTAATGCTATGAGGAAGAGATGGTCAAATGTATTTGGACTGCCCTTTGTATATCAGGAGATCCCGTTGATTAAACAGATGTTGAAGCTTTGGATAGAAGATATTAGAATATGAAGTACATTATAGAGAACCATCCCACTAAATTCCCTTTTATCAAGGAGACAGCTCGACTTGCTGGATACGCATAGGCTGTTTATTTCGACACTAGACAGTGTTATGTCTCACAATATGGTTACACAGAATTCGAGTCTAAGTCTTAATCCCTAAGACAGATGTAAGTTCAGTCTAATTAAACAGTTCCAATTTAACCTGCTAAGATACCTTATTCACCAACTGAATTTTTTATGTTACTAAGGAAAAGACTATCTAACCCCGTTATTGATGGTACTACTTGTTTTGGTGATTAATATTATTAAATTGATCCTTCTTGTTTTGTCCCTGTAAGAGATGGACGTTGTGTTGAGTATTGTCTGGGCCTACTTTAATCTTGTCTTCGCCCTTTTGACCTTTAATCCATGAAAAACATTTAGGAGTCTTACACTTCTTAGTAGTATTCTGCACATCTTTCTGACATGTGTCAAGTCTTCATTTCTGAATTTGGAAATCCTTATAAATATTAAGATATAACTGAAGGATTTTATGCTGTCGCCCATTAATTAGACAAGTTGCAAGAGTGCCTTGTACTTTTCAATCGCTCTATAAATTGCAAACAATATGCTTTCGGAGTTAATATCCATATTCAATAAGATAAGTCATCTAAATCAGTTATCCATTATTGTCATATGCAATTGATCTTAATTGGAAATCCATCAGTCGAAAATTATGTTTATCTAGACGATTAATATGTCAGTTCCCTACCTCTATGGATTTAATCTTATTCAGAATAGTCAGGTGAAGAATTTTAGATGTTTGAAGGACCCTATATTGGAGGATTATCCAACCACTCCCAGGACCTTGGCTTTGAGCTTGCTCCAAGAAAGCGCTATACTAGAGATCAACACTTTGGAATGGAACCCCGTCATGTCTTGATTGTCGAAGAAGCTGTTTCTGAATACATTCATGCTAATCCACCTAAGATCACTAATGATTTAATTGTTCTTTAGAATTAAGTGGATAATCTTAAATAATGTTTTGCTAAATCTGAACTTCTTAAATCAAATGGAAATCTCCAAGGTGTAGGCATTAGAATTGAGAAAATGATTGATACTATCCCTAAGTAGAAAGAAATTTGTTGGCCTTTTTAACTTGCATCCCTAATTAATAATAACCCCGAAATTGGTATGCGTAAATCCGTTAATATTAATACTGCGGACTATTATATTTAACTAGAACCCCAGAACTTTATGTATCATGAATGTCTTTCTAACATGGGCTTGTGCGTATCTTATTGCCTCGGATTCCTTCTCTAGATATGCTTTTCTAATGGACATCTTTCTGATTATTCTCGACTCTGTCAAATCAATACTAAATCTCCTCCCCAAGTACTAGCTTCAGTAGTTAATTCTTTCACAACTAGAGGATTCTAACTTCTTTCCAGCTTTTTGGTATGCGACAAATACAATTGGACTGGCTTTTCACCCAAAACCCATTATGTCCCTTTAAAACCTTTCTTCTGTACATCCTAATCTTTCCCGCTTCTTAATTAGCTGATGTTAGACATTTAAAAAGCTCTTGATCCAGAAGATATTCTTCCAATTCGCCCATATCTCAATTTTGTTAATAACTATACTCATTGTGTAGTAGTTTTCATTTTTCGATCCACCGGTTACCCAACTACAGGCTGTTTGAGTGATTTTAGTCCCCATAGTCTTAGTAGGTAGCTAGCAGATTTTCATGGGCCATACTTATTTGATTCTCTTAGACAGGCAGGTATAACCCTCAAGACCCCTTCATTTGATAAAATGTTGAAATCTTTTACTTAAATGGTCTTAAAAAGTTCCGAAAATGAATAGCCTTTCATTGCTTCCTATTATACAAAAGGTGGTCATGCTCCGAAGTAGAATTATAAGAGAAATAAGTAGAATCAATCTAAGAAAGAAGAATAGGCTCGACCAGATAACTCTAGCAAATTCGAAGACTATAAGAAGAGACGACTTCAATAAACTTAATAAGTTGAATAGAAAGTTTAGATTCCTTCAACCAATAGCTAGGAAAGCCCCAACAAGAATGGAAAAGATCAGAAATTTAAGAAAGATAGATGGAACCAACCTAAATGGTAGCCTAAAACCACAACTCAGCCTCCTTCAGCAAATAGTCAGCAAGGAAATACTTCCAAGAAATCTAAAGTTAGTCATGAAGTCCCCTATTAGAGTAAATAGAGCAGTAAAGTTGAATTACCATCTTAGGTAATAAATGGGGAAACCTCTCTTTATTTTGGACCTCTTAAATCTCCACATTGTGCTTGCGTCCCAAAGACGGTCTGTGACAATTGTATTAATTAGTTCAGCCACTATTAGGGTAGTGATAGGTACGTTACTAGTCAGACTTTTGATATCCAATCTTTAATTAATTGGGTAGAACATGTCAGTTCGGAAAATTGTTTATCACTATCTCTAGGTGCTTGTTTATGCATAAATACTGGATTCCTCTTCTAACATTTTTCTTGTAACAAGAGCGTTAAACCCTTTTCTCTATGTAAAGAAATAGCCTCCCTTCTTACAAGCCCTTCTTGTGCTTTATTTTCTAAACTACTTTATGACTCTGTTGAAGATTCCAAAAGACCCATTCTACCTGGCCGTTGTCAGCTTGACAAGAAATCCTCAATAAGCCCTGATGATTGTATGGCTATAACTATTTTCCTTGAGTCAATCCTATAAGTCCATATATCTCTATTCAATAAAGTAACTTCTAATAAATTGTTAGTTTCCTCAACTAAGGACTAGAAAGGGTAGAGACTTTTAATTGACATATCAGATAAAGGGAATCGACTCTTTGAATTTAATAAGTGGTTCTTGAATTATTTTAGATCCTGGATGTAATCCCCACTCCCTTGTTAATGGGTACTTCATCGTGATTAGAACCAATCTTTTGCCCATTGTGGAATTAGCCTTCCCCCCGCTTTTTTCTCTAGATTTAGGTCTAGTCTTGGATAAATTAGTGCACGGAAACCAGTAGATTTTTTCGGGGATTGGCTTAATCGTGGAGAAAATTCGAAGATTGATGACTATAAGGAGATAGTTAAACTTAATTCTGATCATAAATGGATAACTTTAGCCGAGATCAAAGCTTATTTCGACGTTTTCTAAGAATTACCAGAAACTTAGTAGAGATCCATTCTGAAGAACTAGATATTCATTATTGGGCGCTAATTAAATATCAACTATGCTTAGAAGGTTGCTGATTTACTTGTCGACAATAAAGCTTTTGATATAATGGAGCTTATGGATTTATTTGATGATTATGAGGCTTTAAAAGATAGGATCCTCTTTCTTGCCCGGAATTTTGAGAATGAAGATGAGTTTTCTGTAGTAGAGGAAGAAAAAGAATTCTAATCGCTTGATAACCTCGATGACCCTACTTCAAAAGATATAGTCTTGAATGAAATGCTAATGGATTAGGTAGTTGCTCCAATTACAGGTAAAGTGGAAATTATCGAACCCAAAATTCCAACAATGCTTAAGGCCCCAGCTCTTTAGACTATGACAGCAAACACTCTTAAGTAAGTAGATTCTGCAAAAACTATACCACAAGTCTCTTCTAGTGTTCAGGATACCACTTAGTAAATTAATTCTTCAAAACTTGAACCAAAAAGACTAACATAGAAGCAGGCTGATAATCTCATCAAGAAAGGAGTTAATATTGAATACACTATAATTGATGAAAAACCCCCTATTGTTCCACCAAAGCGTATTCGAACTCTTAGAATTCCTCTTTGTGGTTTGCCTGAATCAGTAGTTTAGGAAGATGGCTCAATTGATAGGGCTGATGTAGTCTAAATTCTCTAGTATATAGGTATTGATCTGCATAGAATAGCCAATAATGCTTAGGACAATTTCAACGACGATAATGAAGAAGGTGATTCCATTAAATACAGAATCCTTAATAGCCCTGATTATATTTATCGCTTTGAAAAGTGCTCTTCAGTTACAACCATTTTCTTCAGCGTCTTAAGATCCTGGCAAATTCTTGGATATAATATCGGTGAAATCATTTGTCATTAAGAGCTTTAATCATACAGTGATTCTTTACACTAATGGCTTACCGACATGTGCCCTCCCGATCATACTCTATAACTAGATGCTTTTTATAAATTGGATTTTAACGGCCCCCCCCTTGGAGATGACATATAAGGATAAAGATATGACAATTGCTTTTATATATGCCCCCATTTTAATATTTTGGCCACAAGGCAATATCTAAACTTCCGTGTTGATTAGAACCATCGATTTTCCCTTAGCACCCCCTTAATTTTCAAAAATCTGTATAAGAAGGTGTACCCTAATCAAGGTTAAGTCTACGACAAGAAATACCCAGGAATCATTAATGATGGTAGAATTGTTAGAATACCATACTATGAGTCTTCTGTTAGAGTTTTTTAGAAGGTCTTTTCTAATTATATGCTTACTAATTAAGTGCCTCTTTCTTGCATTGACGACGAATCAGTATTACTTTTGTGCTCGTCCTTATAAACTTTCAATGCTCACAAATTGCATAATTCTTTGGCTTTTTATAGTTTAAGATCTGGATTAAGACCTACTTGTGACTCAGTAGTTGTTCCTGGTATATCACTCGCTTCTAAGTATGTCTAATCTATGATTGAGTCACACCCAGATATTGCTTTGGCGAACTTAGAAATGACTGAAAGAGAAGTTAAAGAATACTAGGCATGGCTCTCAATATTGAGAAAGGAAATCTAGACTCATTTGGAGGTTCTCATCCGTCTTTCTCTCGGGGATTCTGTCATGTTTCAAAGCGCTATGGGATTTATGAATACTTCACTCTCGGGAGTTAGAGGATCAGAATACCTTTAATTATGTTGGTAGCGCCGTAGTGCAATTGAATTAGCTAATACAACTCTTTATGCTTAAGAAACTTAGTTTTCGAATCCTATGTATTGGTTAATCAATTTGTCCAATAGCCGCAAAATCACCATCTTTGATTGCCTACCTTTAATTAAGCCATCTAAAATATCCTACTCCTCTTTATGGGTTCTCTTTAGGTAAATTTCTGAGTTCTTTGCTTGCTGTGATGAAGGCTTCATAACTGGGTTAAGAGGTAATAGCTTTGATATAGTCATTCTATGGGCAATAGATAGATCAATTCTTCAAATTAGGAGTTCTCGTAGTCAAGATTAATTTTCTACTGAATTGGAATCTACTGATCAAGGAGACTTGTTTGAAAGCTTGAATGAAGACAAAATTCATGATTTTTAGACTCCTAGTTAAACTTCTTAGATTATTATTAATAGCGTCCGAGATGTGATCCAATAAGGTTGTGATGGAGTTATGAGTTTCCCCAGCCGACTATTGCGTATATTAGGAAAGTTTATACTATAGGCATTGGGTGATTTTCTTCTTTAGCTTTGCATGATCTTAGCCTACTTTATCAGTTTTGAAGTTTCTCTCTTTGACTATAAAACACTAGTTTCTTGGCTCTCCCTATTTGTATCTGTTTTCTTTCTTTTAAGATCAGGATGGGTGATGAAGTATCGTGGGATTTTGCTCTTTTTATCTCTAATAATCTTCTAGTTTTGGCGTACTCTATTAGAACCCCTAAGTATATCCATTTTCGATAAAGCTTACAGTATTTTGGCAACCATATTCTTCATTTATTTGTATGGATTTAGACAAGGTTTACTAGCTCATGCTATCGCAGCTTTAGTTAAAACTCTTTTGGCCTATAATTCTGGTGTCCTTTTACTTGGAATTCGTTCTCTTAATTAATATTTCGCAGGGTAACATGATTATTATTTGGAGGCTTTATATCAAGAGCGTGACATATGTGTTAGTTTTCTTCCTTCAGAATGGATTGATATGATATAGATTTATGATCCTTTAGTTTCAGGCTTCTCTAATTTCTTTTTCACTATTCTTCTATCTGTACAATTAACTTTAACACTTATGAGCCCTGTCCCTACCTTAATTTTAATTAAACGTTCCTTTAATACACTCAGATTCTTATTTAATGAGATGGTGTTTTAAATAACTGATTGTGTAGAATAAATAGGCTTTAATATACTAGAGTGCTTTACTGCTATCACCACATTCTTCGGATCTTTTTCCCCTACTCTCTATTTCATCTCTGATAAAGTTAGGAAATTCTGTTTTGGCTCAACTTTTGCGATTAGAGGAGTTGTTGAACCTGTTCGTCTTTGTAATGGTAAGGTTCTTTTCGATCGTTTTGACGCATATCGTGTAAACCCGTCTAAATATATTCCAAAAGTGATCGAGACTGTTGAGTTAATGGAATAAGGTCATCGAACATGTTAGAAAAATAAGGCTTTGATTGGTAATGATAGTGTTTCTCTTAGAACCTTCCTTAAAGACTACTGTCGTAATTATAAACATAAACTAATTGCACCACTAACTTATTCTGTTCCCTACCAAATTCTTAACGGACCCCATTGTACTCCTATAGATCCTATTTGTGGTTTGTTGTTCAGATAGATTGGTCATTAATTTGTCCCTGAGCCCTAATTCATTAATGATTATGAAGAATTATCTTGCCTTTTCCTAAATGAAGTCAAGGACCGGTTTTTCGATTTTGTTGATTCATTCAATTACAGGGAGGAGAGTTTTTCATCACATGTTAAATCTAATAAGAAGAAGGAATATTTACGCTCTTTCGAGGTGGAAAAATCAAAGTTGGTCACTGTTAATAAATTAGTCTCCACTGTATTTTCAAAACCAGGAGAGAAGAACTATAGTGGTGAGTCCCGTTCTAGAGTTATTTGCCCTCTATTTTCAGCTAAGCATGAACTGCCAGTTAAGTATTCTATGATGAGGTTCTTTTATGTCTTCCAAGAATTCGTTAAATCTAGTTTCTTAGACGGCCATATTAAAGCATACTCTTCCCCAAAAAAAATATCAGAGGACATTTCTACCCTTTTATAGAAAGGTTACACCAATAGCTACCTAACTTTCGACCATTCATCATTTGATGCCTCTATCCATCCTTCATTGCATCGTCCCTTAACTAACTAATTTCGCTAAATGTATTCTCACCTAGCAGACAAGTTAGGTATTCGTTTTGATGTTAGACGGAGCACTGAAAAATGTTTCGACATAACTAAATGTTAGTTTAAAATTCGATATGGAGGGATTAGGAAAAGAATTTTACGTTTTGAATCATCTGGTATGATGAAATCAGGTTTCCCAGGTACTACAGTTTACAATTGCTTAGTCAACTTGTTTGCTCAACTCCTAACTATAAAATATGCTTATTATCCTGATATATCTATGGGTAGGTTTGTAGCTCGGGTGATTTAAAAACCTCTATCTTTGCCTGCTTATCCTATGGTTATAGGTGATGATGTTCTATATGTCCTTAAGGAACATTCTGATGAACGTATGCGTCCTGCCCACGAATCTATTTATGTCCTTAAAGGAACTTAGCCTGTAATCGAAGAACATAAGAACCCTGAATACACCGGCCACCCTCATGGTTTAGGACTAATTTCTGATGGCCTTGTTCTAGAAAAGATTGCTGATTTTGCAGGATGTGATATAGTTAGCACTAGAGTTAATCGAGTAGTTGCCAGGAGAAAATGGGAAAAAGTGGTCCAGACTGGTTTTTGTAATGTTAGCGGGTAAACTAATGAAGAAATACGTGATAGTATAGCTAAGTAAATCCCAACTTAATTACTAACTCCAGGGGTGGAGTATTATTGTGCTTTCCTTAAAAGTAATGATAATTAGTTAGAATCAACCATAGTCCAGAAGGTTTACGACTAGAACCCTTTTTCTAAAGAGTAGAATATTAACTGTTCGATTGAGTCATTAAGTTTAGAAGAAAAGTTCTATGACGCTAAATTCGCTGCCAATGGTTATGAAGTTTTACGATAGAAGCTATCATAAGGCATTCTTAGCCCATTACAAAATGATTTTCATTCTGAATTGATTAAATATCTTTGATCCCGGCTCCGAGCTCTAGGAGGGTAAAAACATGAGCCGATATTAATTATTCCCGAGCTCTAGGAGATATTGAGCGAAATTATCCCAAGCTCTAGGTGAGATTGAGCCGCGAATTGAGGGGATCCTGATGTAGGATTCTATTCGTTGATGAACCCAAGCAATGGAAATGCCGGTAACGTTCCGTTAAAACGTCCTGCCCTTCGGGGAAGTGGTTTCTGTATACAGGGAAGATGCGACAGGTCCTTAATTGGTCTTGCACGCCTCCTAGAGGGAAGCCCGTAACTGGATTTTACATCCGGGGCTGAGTGTGGGATTGAGACCCTACACTACAACAAACAGCTTATCTCATTCCCCCTTCTGGGGAGCCCGTGTAGCTCATACACCCTTCAAGATTAGCCCCTTGATTGTAGAGCAAAATCCAGCTTAAAGCTAGCTGGTACCTGACTCAGCCGCCGAAGATGTTTAACACCGGTGGTGCACAACTGTGCAAATG